TTGGAACTGTGATCGGTAGCAACGATGGCCTGATCGGGATCCTGCTGGACAACGGCGAATACATAGATATGCCTCAGGAGAGGTTGAGGATTGTGTCAGTAGAGGTGGAGAAGGATGGAAAAGACTAGAGCAATATCAAATAACAAGAAATGTCTGTGTTGTGGAAAATTATATCCTTCTGATACAGAACAGAAAAGGTGTACTTGTGAGTGGGAAGGGTGGTTGTTCGCAGTTGGGACTTGGCACCAGCCGAAGATCAAGGGCAAACATTGACAGCAGGGAGGTGACGAAGATAGATAAAGACATTTTAGTCGAGTACTCCGATGCACTGGCTCGGGTGAAGCTTCTACGGGAGCAGCTGCAGAAAAAGCAGGAACACCTGGACAGGCTTAGGGAGCGGGGGTATGTGGTAGCGGATACAGTGACCATGGGGAAGAGAGGAAAGAGGCCCCTGGGAACAGCAGTGATCATCGGGTACCCGTTTCCTGAATCCCAGAGAGCTTCCAGGGCCTATGAAAGGTGTTACGCCATCTTGATGGACGAGGAGCAGGAGCTTCTGGAGTTGATCGGAGATGTGGAGGAGTACATAGCTGGTATCGATAAGGTGGAGATCAGAAACATTATGACCTTGTACTACATGGAGAATATGAATTGGGTGCAGGTGGCACATAGAATGAATGACTTGTACAAGGAGCAAATTTTTAAGGGAAAGATGAGATGTTACACGGATGATAA